ATCCCCTTTTTCACTATCATAATATTCTTTAAAATACTCTTTTCTTTTTTTGTTTATTTTTTTATATGCTGCCCGTCTTCTGTCTGTAGAACTCATGATGTAATCTTTTTGACTTTAAAACCTTCATCAATATACCATTTATGCCGGGATTGATACCAAATTTTTGCTTCTTTATGTTTTTCATCTACAATATCAATAACTACTGGATCAGGCATTGCCGGATTTATTCTTCTTATACGTCCTACTACCTGAGTTACATTAGATGCAGGGGTTGCAAAAATTAATCCCCTTAATGTATCAATGTCTATACCTATTTTTAACATTTTAACAGTAGCTAAAATACAAGACGCTTCTTTTTCTATTCTTTTCTTTTCTTTTTCAGTTGTTTTACCAATATAAAGACCAGTATCATTATGCCCTTTTTCTATAAGAATTTGCTGAATTTCTTCAAGTTGCGAAATTCTATCTCCAATAACAAGAGTTTGTAAGCCTTTTTTGATTAAAACATCAGCAAAATAAGCAATAATATTATTTCTATCTGTATTATCAGCCATTAGAGACAGAAGAAAAGCCCGAACTTTTATTCTATCATAAATATTCAACCAATAAGGAAGAGTACCGGATTTTTCCTGGTATTCAAATTTAAAAATAGTAGGTTTTGGTTGTGTTTTCTTTTCTGTTGAAATAATATTTTTGCCAAGATGATAAAAATAAACATTTTCTATACCATCTAATCGCTTTAGTGTAGCAGATGCCCCACATCTATGCTTAGCCGAAAACATAGAAACTACTTTGGAAAAATGCTCAGAACCATAATTATCTAATTCATCATAAATAATTAAACCAAAATGCTTTTTCATTTCATCTGGATATTTGTCTTTACACAGAGAATGTACCATGCCGACAGAAGCTGTAGTTGTATATTCGCATCTATTTTGCTGTATAACACCAACTTCCTTTATAGTTGTGAATTTTTTTATCTGATCTATCCATTGCTGCATCAGTCTTTCTAAAGGCACAATTACAAGAAAAGGCACTTTAAGTTCACAAGCAATCTTTAACATTATAATTGTTTTACCTATACCCGTATCACCTTTTATCACCCAATCATCTATCCCCTGTTTTCTGAATTTATGCCAATCTTCTATCATGCCTTCTTGCACTGGCCTTAATTTTCCAATAAATTCAAAATCATGCTTTGGAGGGTTTATTCGGCAATCTTTGGCTTCCTTTGGTAATGAACTGTAGTTTCTAGGTAAACCAAAATAATCTTCTGTTTCTAAATATGTTCTAATGCTTTCTTTGTTTTCGTATTTAGATTTAACAGTTAAATTAGCTTTAAATGTATTAGGAGATGCTATTTGTTCCTTCGGCACCCATAACATATTGGATAAAATCATTTAATTACCTTTACTTAAAGTAAACTGGAAGGGGCAGTATGACTTGAACATACAATTGAAGATTCAAAGTCTTCCGTGATACCGTTTCACTATGCCCCTTTTTGTTGGTGCCTTATATAGGACTCGAACCTATGACCCACAGCTTAGAAGGCTGTTGCTCTCTCCAACTGAGCTAATAAGGCAAATTATAATCTTACTAATTCCTTCTATTGGTCCTTCCGCCATGAGTTGAACATGGATTAATCGGTTATAAGCCGATCCTTCTACCATTGAAGTACGGAAGGAGCTTATGGAAGCGGCGGGGGGAATCGAACCCCCGTGGGAAGCTTATGAGACTTCTGAGTATCCACTACTCTACGCCGCATTGTTTGGTGATCCTACCGGGGATCGAACCCGGACTCACAAGATTGAAAGTCTTGTATGTTAACCAATTACACCATAGGATCTAAATCAAATCTTTCAAAGAAGACTTTGCCGGTTCCTGGGCTTCTGATGCCCCTACAGGTTCTGATATGCCCATAGCTGCTCTAAGTTCTGCTGCCGATTTTGGTCTAAAAATTTCGACATAATCAAAGGGCTTAATCCAGTCTTCAAACTTTTCATCTTCGGGGCAAAATTGTTCCAGAACTTTAGGATCTACTTCTTTTTCAAATTCTGCATCTGTGCCGGTTGCTTCCCCTTTCTCATCCATTGAGCGGTACACTTCAAATTTTTTGTATTTGAGGCCACCAAGTTTTTCCTGTTTTCTCAAAAATCTTTCTGTGCCACCTTTCTTGAATACAATGATTTTCTTTCTTGGGGGGGCAATTGTGTCGTCCTTTTTCTTGTATTCTGTCAAATCAAAAATAGTTGCAACAGAAACAAGAGCAGGAGTATTATTACTTTCGCAAAGAGAGCATTCTCCTTCTATATCTTTTATACAAGTCTCATAATTATAGTAACTTCCGTTTGCCTTGAACTGATGTTCCAAAAGAAAGGTATCAAGATCATCGAGAAAAATGAAGTAGCCTGTAGCACCTTTGTTAAGTTTAAAACGCCAATTCCTGGCATTATCCCCTGCACTTCTTTCTGCCCGCCTTGCTGCCTCTTCCTGAAAAAACTTTCTACCTTCACTACCTGTTTTCAAAAAATTCATAATCTAAATCTCCATTTGTCTCTGAACCTTAGGTTCAATTTGTTAGTGTTTAACACTTTTTCTAAGTCCTCTCTGGACTTTAGTTCTCCGGGGTCTTTTGCCCCGACTTTTTTCCAATCTAATCTTGGAATTTCTTTTTGAAAAAACTTTTCAACTGCTTTATAAAATTTATCACCGGCATCATCTGCATCAAATCCACTAATTACAGATAAATTTCTTAATCTTTTTAATTTTTTTGATTTATGGCTAATCCCCCCATGAGTTGCTATTACATTTTCAAGGCCAAGAGTTTTTAATCTTAAACAATCAAAAGCCCCTTCTACCAAAACAACGGGTTTTGTTATATCAATGTATTCCATGCCAAAAAATGAATCATCTCGGCCCCATTCCATATTCAAATTAAAATGACTCGGCTTTCCATGCCAAAAAAATTTACTTTCAATTGAGCGAAAATGAATCCAATATGTTTTAAAATCTAAATCCCTAATCGGAACTAAAATAGCGTTCTTCCATATTTTACCTTGTGCTGTAATTACAGAATGACAATAAAGCAATCCATGCTGTTTAGCTATTTCATAATCAATCCCCCTTTTTTCTAAATATGATTTTGCCAATTTTAATGATTTAAAATTTTTCAATACTTCATCTGGCACTGGAACAGGTTCTATCTTTTTTGTAAATTTTTCTTTATAAATTACTTGTTCAGGTTTTTCCTGTAATTCATTTTTCAAATATTCCCCTATTACATCTACCCCCTTTTTCCATTTATAGGTGTTTAAAATTGATTCAATACTTCTGCTCCCACATACAAAACAATGGAATACAGAAGGGCCATTATCATTTATTTTAAACCCAGCTGATGGGTTATTGTCCTGTTTTGACAAGTGATTTGTTTCTGCCAAAGGGCAACTTACTTTTACCCAGCCGTCTGATTCATCTATAGGCTTAATGCCAAGTTTGTAAAGTAATGCTATGAGTTCCCTTTTTTTCATTTCTATATTATAACCATTGTTTGAATTTTGGCAAAGTAAAAATATTTATTTAATTTCTCCGGCTACCACTGTCACACCATGTAGGCACAAAGCATAGATTTTTGATTCACCAAAAAAGGCTATACAATCTGAATTATTTTGTTTGACCCAATCTTTAAATACCATATAATCATCATGATCTACGATAAATTGTTTTGCTTTTTTCATAAATTCTTCTTTTCGCAATACTGTCAGGCCGTAGTTTTTATTTCCAGCGTTTTCCTGGAATTTTGTAACATCCGTTGTATTTGTATGTTTAAACAAGTCTGTAATTACGTCTGCATTACACAATGCTGGAAACAACATTGCCAAAAACACAATACTTAAAGTAAACTTTTTCATTTTTCTTTCCTTAATTTTAGTTTCAAGCCTTTATTAAAATTACGTTCCATAAAATTCATTAATTGCATTATATGATATTCAGAGGGATCAAAAACTAAAACACCGTCCCGATACCTGCAACTTGCCTTATTTCTGTCAATTATTTCTTCTATATATGCCAGGGCCGTGTTTTTGGCTTTTACAATTTTTTCCCATTCCATATCAAGTAAATTATAAACAGGAAATTCTTCTTCAAGTAAAATGGTTTTGTTTGTACCAAGAATTTTGGCTTTTCCGTATGCTATTAGTTTCATTCGTATACCCCGCAACACATATCTAATCTTACATTTTGTGATGGGACAGGAAGGCCGTATTTTTCAGTACAGGATTTACATTGCTCTATATTTTCTTCGTAAGAAATATCACTGTCTGGAACAAATTTCCAACTTGACCCTTTTTCCATATACTTCATGAATTTGCCACAAGTATCACACCTTACCCTATTACATTTATCGTCATACATCCTGATCTTCCTTTATTAGAATGCACATTGCAGAAGCGTAATTGATAGCTCCAAGCATTTCTTGATAGGCAGCTTCTTTACCTTTTATTTTATATAGGCGGCCAGCCTCAATTGTTTTTTTGATAATCTGATAAGCATGACCCCCAAAAGGATGATCTTTTAACAATCTTTGCACAACACATATCACTTGATCTTCGTATCTGTTATTATTGGCATGGCGCTCTTTGCCCTTGCCACTCTCGCTTTGTTCTAAAGCATCATCCAGAACTTCTTCTAAGGCTGAATAATCGGATTCTTTGTAAAGATTTTTATAGAAAAAGTCATGTTTTGGTTCTTCTATTTTAAATATAGCTTTTTCACACATTGCCATAGGTACTTCCAAAGTTTCATCTTTAAATTCTACAGTCAAATAGCCATTTCTGGTAGCCTTGACTACACCATCTTCACTATTAAAACTACAGCCATTCCATTCCCCATTTACAATTACAATGTCACCTATTTTAAACTCTTCCATTTTTGTATTCCTTTTTTGCTTTTTGATATTTTCTGCGTTTTTCATCTGCCACGATTTGGTATGTATTTCTGTTTATTTTGTATCGCCGAAATCTTGGTGAAAAATCCCCATATACTTCTCTTTTGATTCGTTTGGCCTGTTTATTGTTCATAAGTTTTCTCCTTTTTTTTAAATGCATTATATTGTTCCATAAATGCACTACCCCCGGAAAGCCAAGTATATAACTCTTCTTTCGAATCAAATATAAAATATAGGCTTTTATTTTTAAATTCTTCAAAGGAATAATCTAAAACACCCGTATGATTAACAATAATTTCTCTTTCATTACAATCTTTTACAACCATATATCTTGTTATTCCTTCATCAAATGTAACACCGGCATATTGCCCTACAACCAAAACATCTGTTACAGGGGTATAGATAGATTTATACAATTTTTCTTACCTCCGCTTTTTTAAATTCGCCATCTGTTTCATGAAAAATTAAGTTGTATTCTGGTATAATTTCACAGTCTGGCACTTCATCAAAAAAAGATGAAAAAGCATAATATTCAATAGCATTTTTATGATATAACATTTCAGCCCTTGTGGGTACTATACCCAAAAAAGAAAATGCCTTTCGTACTATGTACAAATCTTTTTCTATTAATATCATATCTATATAAAACTTGCCAATCTTTTTCATGATTTTACTCCGAGTTAAATGATTCGTTTCATTGCCCTTAATTGCTCAAGGTTCACTTTTGCCTGTTTCATTTGCCTGTTTAAAAATTGATAAGCATCTTTTTGTTTTTCAATTAAAAATTCCAGGGCTTCTTTCTTTGTATCGAAAAAATAAATTCCTTTTGCGCCATTGATTCTTTGTTTTCCATTTAACCAAACACTTCTTTCCGTGGCTTTATCGGCTTTAACTTCCAATATAGTTTTGTCTATAATGATGGGCTCTGAAACATCTACCCTGTATTTGATAATGTATGGTTCCATAATAGGCCGATTCGCTAAGGTTTAGTATTTTCTGATACCAATGTATTAATCCAGGCTTTGGCGGCTTTAATGGCATCAAATAGCTCTTTAAATGTCTTGGCATCAGATTCTGCTACTTCAAGTAAAAAAAGCCTTTTCATTGCATTTTCTATAGCAGCATAATGTCCTATTGTAGAAAGTAACTCCCCTTTTTTGCCTTTTGTCACTTCATAAAGACTATACTGTCTACCATCTGTTGTGAATCTGTATTTTTTCTTCTTGCCTTTAAAATTTATTTCCATCTGTCACCTTCCATTTATAATCTTTAGATTCTTGCCAATAAGCTAAATATCCACACCATTCTATATGAACTCTGTACCAAAATTCGTCCCCGTCAGGGGTATCCCCCAAATAAACGCACACGAAAGAAATTCTGTTTTATCTTCTGGTTTTCTAACCGGATCGTAAGCCTTTTCATATTTTTCGTACACGCCCCAAGTTTTTAAAAACTCTATAAATTCTTCTTTCATAATCTGTTAACCCCTACTCCAATATTAATACCAGCGCAAACAAAACAAATAATCATAGCTATTACTTGTAATGAAGAGCCTGTATTTACATAATATATTAAATTAACCGCCCCTAATAACAAGCATAGTACACCTAATAAAATTCCAAGCATATTGCCTCCTTTTTTATTATTTCTTTCTTCTCTTAATATACCCTTTAGTAGTCAATTGTTTCCAGGCATTAACCAAAACTATATAATAATCAACATCATACCTCACCGCATTAACAGCAAGCAATATAATACAAGTATCTACGGCTTTAGATAACTTGTTGTCAAAAATTTCTTTTACAGGATCTTCTATAATATGTAAGCTAGAATTATATTTTTTTAGTACGAAATTACATACATCCCTTACTCCTTCCCAAGTACATTTTTTAGATGAAATAACGCCCATATTCAAACTCCTTTTTTTATTGTTTAACAGATCTTACCATATTATTGATTAGCTGTCAACATGTTTTTTTATATTTCTTCTATATGTTCACCGGAGTCACCAGATGGAAAAGCAGAATTCAAATCATAAATTAATTCCGAAATATCCTCAACATTATTTTTTAATTCGCTAACTCTACGCAAACAGATGCGAACAAACCAACTATCCTTTATAATACAAGGAGTCATTAAACATTCCTTATTAGTAGCGCAAGGACATGCCTTACAAATATCAATTTTCATTTTTAATTCCTTTCTTGGCATAATTCTGATTCTTTTTGCCATTTATTTAACTCGGAGTAATGTTGGAATATAGGATGCCCTGTAAAAGCTTCCTTCTGAAACCTGTTTACCAAAATTCTTTCATTTTTAATTTTATCCTTCCATAGTTTTAATTCATGATTTACATATTTTTCTACTATACCACCATTACCATTAAAATTTTTTTGTTTGGCTTTTTCAAATTCTTTGTATTCTTCATCAGATAAACTACAGTTATATTTTTTCCTTAAATGTTGTCTGTCTATATCAGGGACAGGATTATCCCATACTTTCTTAACATAATCAAAATCTATTTCTTCTGAATCTTTATTATTTTCTGAATCCGGTTCAGCAGCGAAAATTTCTTTTTTTAGTTTGTTAAGTTTGTTTTTTTCTGTTTTAGTTTTTTTTGGTTTTCCAGGCGAAACTTTTAAACTGCTGTTTCTCTGTGGTTGAGATCCGCCGTACTTAACATAGTCTACTTCATATACGTCTACTTCTATATAGTCTACTTTGGTTTCAAAAATTACATTAGTGGGTTTCAATTTTTCCATTAGTGGGTTACAATTATTACACGAGTGGGTTTCAAAAATTACATTAGTGTTTTGATTTTGGGTTTCAAAAATTACATTAGTGGGGCATATATTTATCTTGAATTTGTCTATTCTTTTATAGTCTTTATGTTTTTTTGCTTTGCCGAATCCTGCATTTAATACTTCAACAATTGCATAATTGAATGTTCTGCCGTCTTTTATGCCTGATATTTTTTTAAGTTTTTTTTGTGTTATCTTATATGTTTTGGATTTTCCAGACAGAACTAATAGAATGCAATATAATTTAAAGGCATTTTTATTTAATGTCATTGCGGAAATAGGTATAGATGTGAATTTTGTATTGTGTCTCGGAAGGGAGTATAGATTGCTTTGATTTTGTCTGTATGTTATGTTTAACCAGCCATGTTCTGAAAATTTATTTTTTATGCTGGCTATAGTAGAACCACTTTTTATTCCAGTATCTTTTAGAATAGTCGCATTGCTTGGAAATGCTTCTAATTTATTTTTTCTGGTTCGCTTGGCTATTGCAGCATAAAATTTTAGTTCATTCCCATTGTACTTTAAGATAACTTTTTTTGGGATTTTAACAAATTGCATAGATACCTCCACATAGGTTAAAAGGTGGTTGTGCTAAGGAGATGAATATGATGTGGCATATTCATTTTACGCGGGCCAGGCAACCTTTAGTAGCACATTTTATATAATAGTTATTTTTCTGACATATTCAAGGGCAATTCCATTTGTGGGGTTTTTTTTCTGAGTAAACAAATCCGGCTTCTTTTTTTTGTTCAACTTCTTTATCAATCATTCTTCTGAATACAGCACTTACGCTTCTATCTTCCTGCTTGGCTATTTGTTTCAGTATTTGTATTTGTTTTTCTGGTAGCCGTACTGTAAACACTCGATTCATTTTTTTTATCCTTTATTGTATTTCTATATAATACACATTATTTACTAATTGTCAAGGTGTTAATCTGAGTTTTTTTTAAGTGAATTTTGTTTTTTTGTTACGGCATCGTAAGCTGTTAGGAGTTTATTAGAAAGCCGAAAAACTTCTTCCATTTCATCTTTGTCTAATTTAATTATCATAGTACCATCATCTGTATATTGTTTTAAGACTACAAAACCCCCGGCTGCCTCGTCTTCTATTTCAATATGTGTAGCATATTCTCCAAAGATTGGATTGTTATTATCCGGGAACACTGAATATGATATTGGAATTGATTTATACATTTTGGCCTCCTGTAAAATATTTATCCTCTTTTAATATCCTTACAATACAATTATCACATTTGCCTGATTCATGTTGTTCCCAGCATATTCCACAAACACCAAACGTATTGAACAAATTCGGCACATCGTAATCTTTTTGTGTTACTACTGTTTTTGTTTCTCTATCATATATTGCCACTGCTATTTTTTCTTTTTTCATAAGTTTACTCCGAGTTAAATTTTATACATATTTAAAATAAAGTTTTCAATGAATTTTTGGTTTTTTGTTTTGTTATTATATGTTTTTAGTTTAGCCTTGATTTCATCTATTTTATCATTTATCATGGCTTCGATTTCATTAAAATGTAATTCTCCTTTTTTGATTTCAATTAGTTTATTGGCTGATTTTATGGGAAAGGTTATCTTGTTATTAACTAATAGTTCTTCCATCTGATACAGGTATCTCATGGCATGAGAAAGGGCTTTAAAATCCAATCCTTTGTTTTGCCTTGCCAGTTCTGATCTTTCTCCATAAGATTCATAATGGATTTTTAGTCTTTTATGAAATTCCCTTATTGAAATGGTATCTTGGTGCATCCTGCCACAAAGAACCAGAAATAAAGAGCCATTTTTTTCTTTTGTGAAACAATAAGATGAATCATAAAATTTTGTTTCAATTTTTTTCATTAAAGATCCAAATTCTGGGAATTCATCATAGTTTGCTAAATATTTTTCAACATAATTCAGCACTTCTTTTATTTTGCCTAATCTGGAACCTTTAATGCCATATTTTTTGGCTTGGCCTATTGCATATCCTACAAAAGCATTGCAATCCCCGGCATTGAAAAACTTCCTGATATTAGGGAAAAAATTGCTTTTAAATTTATATCTGCAATATACAACAATGTCTTCATGCGTGAAAGAATAGGCCAAATCCAGGGCATTAACCTCCCCTTTGGATAGCAGTTCCAGAAAGTATTGTAAGGACCATAATTGAATATCTATGTCTTTTTTTGTATTTTTACATCTTTCATTGCCTGTTGAATATGTCAAAGACTTTGGGGCTTTTTGTAAAATACAACTATTTACAGACGGCAAAAATATTCCTTTATAATCTTCATCTGAGTTATTTATATTTGTTCCATATAGATGTGATCCAAATTTAATCAGGTAGATTAATTCAGCATTATTTTTGGTACACATGCTTTGTGTTTTTTTAATTATAGTTTCAGGGGTTACATTCATTTAAAGTTTCCTTTTTCTATTTAAGTTGAAATAAGATTCATTGCTTTTTTAATACAATCAGTACACATTAAACCTTTGATACTTCTACAATAATCATCTACAGCAATAACTGTTATATACTTATCTTTGTATTCCCCACATTGATCACAAGGGCCTAAAAACAAAAAAGACATCCCTAAATTATTTATAAGGTCATCTGTTATTTGTATCTCTTTTAATCTTATTTTTTCGATTATATTTTTTTCCATAGGGAACTTCAATAAATTTTCATTTAGATTTTTTTCTTGAGTCAAAAGTTTCATTTTGACATTCCTTTTTTATTTAAGTTTAGCTTATATTATCAAAAAATTTTGGGGATGTCAATAAAAAAATGATTGGAAGATCTTGACAGGATATTACATAGAATATATAATATAGATCGAACAAGCCATCCCCTAACCCTGCCGGAGCTTTTTTATGAGTTTATTCCTTTTTCTCATTTTTTCCCGGCAGGGTTTTTTTATCTAAGTTTTGTAAACATACTTTGATTTGTTTTCAAATTTTTAATTTCAGCCTCAAGATCTTCAAGTAAAGCATTCATCGTATCCTTTTTTTCCATTTTTTCATCATCTGCATCTTCAAGCAAAGCATTCATTGTATCCTTGATTTCTGTAAATTTATCAGAATCTTTCAACCAGCCACGTTTTGATAGTTCCAATACCATAGCTGCCGGGTAATCAGCCCAATCTTCTGTAAATAAAGGAGCATCAAGATCAAGCACTCTATTCATTACTTTAATTGCCTGATTAATTGAAAGACTACCTGCTCTGGCGAATTTACCGACCGCATCCATTGCATCGGCACCTTCTATAAGTTTAGGCCCTACTGATCTCATTTTCCATGAAATTGCTTTGAGATCAAACATAATAGTAAAATTCATTATTTCATCAAAATCTTTTCTTTCTGGGGAGAATACGTTTTCTTCGGTGATCATTTTTATATTTTGAGAAGTAGATCTTGAAAATTCTTCCCCAAGTCCAAAATATAAGGCCGGTATTCTAAATTTTGCCCGAATCCTTCTTTCTGAAGTAGTTATATAATTACCAAAAAGAATATCATCTTGTTGCGGTAGAGGTTTGAAATCAATTTTTGCCCCAGATGATATATCATCTATATCACCGTCTGCCGGGGCAGCTTCAAGAATTGCAATTTTATGAAAGTTTTCCACTCCTTTCCGGCCATCAAAAATTTGCATTAAATCCTCTACTGAATCAGCTGTAAGCCTTCCCCCGGATACAAGAATAGCCAAAGGAGGAATACCTTGATCACTAAACAATTTGTAATTTACATAATCAGCATCTCTCACTCCGAGTACAGTAGATGAGATTCCTACCCATTTTGGAATACCATAGGTATCATTGCCTTGCTTAAAATGAATTATTTCACTGGCTTCAATTTTAATTTCCTCATCTTTTTCTAATTCATTTTCATATTTACCTGTTACAGCGCACATTTTTCTTGGATCGCCGTATTCTTTAAACCACCTGATATCATGGATACTTGTGTTCATAATCATCGCGAATCGGCGAAACTTTTTTTGAATAGTGGTTAATTTAATTTTTCCATTTCTAAATAAAGGAATTTGAATATCTACATAATTTTTTTGCTTTGCTTGAAGACGTACATATTTTGTATCAGCCCTGTATAATGTAGAAATATTTCCATCAGGATATCTAATAATTTCCATATAAGAATTACCAGTGGTTTCATAATCCCTGCGAATTTTTTTTCTAAGACTGGTAAAACTTTGAGTTTCATTTACTCTTTTAAAAAATTGCCTTAAATTTTCTCGTTCATTAATAATTTCTGGCTTATCTAAATCATCTTTATTACCTCTATATTGAAATTCATGGCCGAAACCATCAACATTATCTACCATAATTTCAACACATGTTCCTAATGTTCCAGAAGATTCTGCAATATTATATAGTTTGACCGGATCATATGGAGGGGAAAGCAAATTATAACTTTCCATTATTCCGTTAGTCCATAATCCCTCTTCTAGATTAGTTTGTCTTGTTCCAAAATCAAGACTATCATCATTGGTTTTTATTTTTTTTCTTAACATTTCTCTTGCTTCTTTAACTGTAATTTCTTTCATTTTTTCTCCTTAAATATTATATTCTTTCATTTCGGCTAAATTTGGACCGATTTCTGCTTCTATCTTTAACGGTACATTCATTTTAAATCCGAAATCATAGTCATGAACTGTTTCCATATATTCCTGAACTATAGGCAAATAGTAATCACGTTTAGATGGTTTACAAGACCAGATCAAGGCATCATGGATAAAGAGAACTATTTTAAATTCATTCTTATTTATTCTTTTATCTTTTATAATTTTATGCCCAGATAGTAATGTCATATCAGATGATGGGCCTTGAATTAAACTATTAATTCCTGTTCTTTCGGCTGCTGTAGCAGTTCCTTTATTCTCTGAGTAAACATTTGGCAGATTTTGTTTTCTTCCAAATATAGTTCTTAAATACCCGTGCTTTCTTAAAAAAGCTAAATCTTTTTCATGCCATTGTTTAATGCCTCTATGATCTGAAAAATATTTATCATACATTTCTTGAGCTTTTTTCCTTGTATATACAACTCCATATTCTTGTTTTGCATATTTAACTAATGTATATGCTTCCATCAAATAAATAAGCCCGAAATTGATCGGTTTACTGTGCTGTCTTAATTCTTTTAATTCCTTTTGTGTTTTAAATTCATAGTTTTCTGGTAAATTTTTCATAGAAAGACCAACAATTTTATGGGGATCTTTACCATCCTTGAAAATTTTTGTCATTTTTTCATCACCAGATACTTGAGCAACCCATGCCAATTCAGATGCTTTGTAGTCATTTTCTATTAGTTCTTGTCCATCATCAGCTATCATTACCTTTCTTATTAATTTGGCTAACGATCCTCTTTTTGGGACATTTTGGAGGTTAGGGCTCCTCGCCCCGACACGCCCTGAACTTGTAAAGGTAATAGAAAAGGAAGCATGTATTCTATTGTTTTTGTCACAACTATTTTCAAGATTTTTTAAAAAGTTTGTTACCATTTGCCTACGTTCTGACCAATCAATAAATATTTGGATTAGTTTTTTGGCTTTAGCAGGGCATTTACCTTCCATCAAAACTTTAAGAACTTGTTTTTTATCTGTGCTTGGCATACCTGATTTTGGGGAAATAATAATTGGTTCAAGATTAAAACCATAGTCGTGCACTTCAGGTATTGTTTGGTTTTTTTTTAGTTTTGTATCTGTCCATTTAAATAAAATTTCTCTAATAATATCTTTTCTGGTCAATCTAAATTTACTTTTGTGTCTTTCGTATACTTTCGAGGGACATTTGTCCTTAAATTCAAGTAACAGCGTAGCCATTTCCTTTTCTAATTCTACCTTTATTTCCGGGATCTTTGATTTGTCAATTTTTATTCCATTTCTTTCCATTTCAAAAAGAAATTCGTTTTCTATTGGTTGGGCAAATTTAACAAAATAGTTTAAAGATTTTTCATCCTTTAATATTTCTTTTTTTAATTCTTGTGTGACGATTAAGGTTAGAACAGGATCTAATGAGGCATATTTAATAAACTTTTTTCTGTTTTCTCTGAGTAAAGCCAACATATCGGCCTTTTCTATATCTGTAACATCCCCTTTATGTGAATTATAATTTGTGTATTCTGAAATTAAATCATCTAAACTACAATTTTTATGCCTATTGGAATCTAAAGTATGTGCTAAGACTCTTGCATCAATGCAACAATTGTTAAATTTAGTAATACCAAGGTTCATGAATCTATGTTGTTCAAATTTCTGGTTGAAAAAATATTTTTTAAAATCTTTTCTTTCAAGTAATTCTTTTAATTCTGAAATTTTTCTTTCATAATCTTTGCATTTTTTAATTCCAATTTCCACTTTTTCAGGATTGGCCTTGGTTCCCCCCCTATTTATAATTATATTATAATCACCTTTATCTTTTTCACATTCTTCTTGAAGTATTATTGTCCAACCTTCAGTCATGCTTTTTGATACTTGATATGAAATTAATATTGAATTTGGATCATACCAGTTTACACCTTGCGTTTCTGTATCAATTCCTGTTAAATAATAATCTCTTTCTTTAAAACAATTTCCATCTAAAATTGGCCGAATTGTTTCTACTTCTTTATAAGTAATAACCTCTTCTATTTTATAACCATTATTTATAAATCTCAAAATATTAGTTAAATCAAATTTTACAGAGGGAAGTTTTGATGGATCACGTTTTACTGCAAATGGATTATAGGTAACCGCAATATGATGTTTCCCATCAAAAAAGAATTGATTTCTGGCTTTTTTTAATGTACTTTTTTTATAGACAGTTTGGAAAGCCAATGCCCCAAAACAAACAATAATTTTTGGCTTAACTTCTTTTAAAACTATATCTAAACTATCCCTGCAATTTTCAAGTATTGAATTTATTTGGCCTCCTGTAAACTTATCTTTATCAAAATAACATCTATATGCAGATGCGGCAAATACATCATTTAAAGGAAAATTTATAGTATTACAAATTTTTTTTAATATTTCAGGTATTTCTATTTTTTGTTTTCTTAAATCAGGCCCTTCAAATAGAAATAAAATATTACCCTCCGGATTTCCTGAAAATTTAACCGGATGTTTATTTTGTACTAAACAATTTTTGCAGGGCATCAGCTAAAATCTCCTACTATATAATCATAGGTTCCTTCACCATGTTTTATGCAAAAGTTTCCGATTTTATGTCTTAAAAGATTATTTGGGCCAAGTTCGGCATTATTTATTCTTAAAAAATCATCTAATGTTTTGTACCATTCATTTCTTGAAAAATCATAGTTTGCTGGATTATTGTGCCAACTTCTATTTGTTACGATATCAATAAAATCATCTACAGAAACTTGTCTGCTATATTCATCAATAATTTCTTTGTTTTTAATAAAAGATAAAATATCTTCTAAATTTTTAATGCCTTTTTCTGGATAAATATGTAAAGCAAAGCACCAGGCAGCGCTGCTTTTTCCAAGATGAATTTCTTTCATTCCCCTGCCACAATGCTCACAATACTCAGAGTAATCTCTTACATAATAATTTGTACCCATTTTAATTCTTCTTTTTTAAATGAAAAATGCCCTTACTATTAATAAGAGCATCATATCAAACATAAATTAAAATGTCAAGGACTAATTTATAGGCTGAATTTGATTATACACTTTTTCATAATCCCAGTTAAGTCCTAATTCATCTATAATTTCTTTTAAAGTATCGAAATTATAGTTAACCACTTCATCTGTATTCAACATTTTTATTCGTTCAAGATTGTTGAACATGTCATTAAATCTAAGTTTATGTTCATCTATAAAATGTTGCCATCCTTTTTTATCTTTATATTTTGACATAAAAAATGTATTTAAACAAGAATTTATTACATTTTCATCTTTTCTAACAGGAACAATCCAATAAGCATTTGGAAAGGCTTTATGCCAATTTTTCCAATCAAGACAAAATTTATGATCTTTAAACCCCCAAATCATATCATCTTTTAAACCTTGATTTTTCATTATATCTAAGGTTTTTTGTTTTCTTTTTGAATCTGGGATATACCAACCTACAGGGGGCAATGGGTTTTGGCCTTTTGGATCAAATTTATGCTTTTTAAGATGGGGTTTTATAATTTTATCTACAATTTTCCTATTTTCTTTTTGGCCTTGAGGATTTGCAGATGTGCCTTGTATAACATCCCCTAAAAACATCCCACAAAGTTCAAGTATTTGTGTGGTCATAGATGTTCGTGATCTTGGAATGCCGGTTATAATAATAGGATCTAACATCTTTTAATTTCTTTTATATTATGAGTAACGGGCTGAAAAATACTAAGAGATGTTTTAATTATTTTGTCTATTTTATCATTCCAGACAGGATATAAAAATTCTAAAGTTATAATTTTATCTTGAGGAAAAGTATAAATAATCATATGTCCCCAAGAATATAAGAATGTAACACAATTGTTTGTAGAAATCAAGGAAATATGTAAAAGATTAACAGAATATTCTATATTTTGATATATTGCTTTTATATCTCCAACACGTTTTTTTGTGCCTTTCATATATAGGATTTTTTGTTTTAATTTTTTCATAAATCTTCAAGTTTTATTTTTGGGAAGAACGGCAGGGCCGAATCAGGATTAGCATTTATTATTTCAATTTTAGTTTCTTCGGCTATATGTTTAAAATGTAACATAAATCTATCATAAATATCATCTCTTGGTTCTTTTTTATAATAATTATGATAATGATGTTTTCCATTTTCCATTTTCATATCAAAGCCTACAAGAACTACACTATCAAATCCTTCTCTAATTGCCAAGTTTATTGCAGTTGCTCCAGAATTTGCTCCAGGACTTGGAAAAGCTAATTTATCAGGTTCAAAACAAATCCAATGTTTTTTGCATCTTTGATAATATTCTATTTTTTTATTTCTTTTGGCCGCTCCAGCACAAGACACAATCCTATTAGGCCATTTTTGAATAGCTTCTTTATTATTCTTATAAATATTACTATCAGCAAAAAACCAGACATTAACCCAATTACCGAGCTTATAGGCCATATTCACGCCAATAACAAATTTATCTCGGAGTAAACTCAAATTGGTTTCTGTAATACTCGGGCCACCCCCTATTATATAGCATCTATTCATGTTATGTCAGGATATGTATGATAATAAATTTTAACCTGTGCCGTAGAGGTATTGGCAGTTCCGCTTGCCAAACTCATACTTATCCTTGTATTTGCATTTTGTGGCGGAACTTGTATGGGCAAAGGATAACTACTACGATCTTGAACTGCATTTCTTGAAAAAGCTATCCGGCCTATTTCTTCTTCCTCCCCCACAGCACCTTTATATACTCGTATTTCATAATCATCGGCATCGGCCATATTACTTACAATAATCCAATGAATATCAAACCAAGATGTTATTGTATCTGCCGGTACAATCTCTGTTTTATCCCCATGTAACCAACTTGTAGTATCATGGACCGTTAAAGTCACAGGATCTGCGCCATAGTTACCCTCTCCGTATCGACTATGATTGTGTGCTCTTTGTTTATTACCATTTTGCCTAAAAACTTAAACAGACTGCTTAAACCAAATAAAACATATGCAGTCCTGCGTCTCACAATTTGCCAATCCTGGCATACTTCTTATGCAATGATTCTGCGCTGTCCCTCACCATGCTTGCAATCCGTTCTGCTCTTTCCGGGGTATCCTCTTTTGCGTATTTAGAATCCAGGATCTCGTGAGCGGCAGCGCTGAAGTCTTCAACCCTCAAGGCTTTGATCATTTTCTCAAAACTCCTGAACCCGCTATGGCCGAGCTGAAATCTCATATTTACCAGGGCCGTTTGGATACGCTCAGGCCATGAGCTGAATTGAGCTGGGAATATGAATTGTGCCAGGTCTGCCCAGGCATTGTATACATCATTGTACAGCAGATATCCTGCTTCTGATTCTGAAATGCCGACCTCCCCAATATTCCTGCCGTAACCTATCGTAAGCTTGCCTGCTGTGCATTGATAGGGATACCGTCTAAAACCTTCATCAGCCTTAATCAGATCCATTGTCTTTTCAAAATTCATAATATACCTCTCTTATAATGACACCCGATACCAAACCAGGCGCCGATCCGGACACCGGCATAACCCATTTTTTTTGTAATCCACCAGGATGTTTTGCCGACATCTTTCTCAAATTCTTTATCTGCAAAGGCTCGCTCTTTTGGCGTCTTGGCTTTGCTGCATCGATAGTCATGTCGGCAACTTGCAATCGGGTGTCTGTGCCTGGGGAATAACCCTCTGAAGATCCATGGCACACTGGAACCATCCCACTCAAAGTCTGCCGGGATGATACCCTTTCTGCCATTGATTTTTTTGTAGTATAACGGCAGGGTCAATGCCCGGTGGTTTGGCTTGCCTGGAACACTGCGCATATAGATTGTTATGCCGGAATGAGTCATTATTCATCTCCTATGATCACCATATCTTTCTGAATCACATCAGGCCGGACAACTTCAGGCCGGACAACAACCGGCTCTTTTTCAACAATCACCGGATCTGCCACAGAATCATGGCTGTCAGCGCTTGAATGATCCTCAGATATGTTGCCATCCGCATTTCTAAAATCTGTTTGGTTATTGCTG